TGCACCAGAAAATTAAGACCACTCCTAATGGAATGACTTTTGATTCCAGCGTCAGATGATTTAACGTTAGGGAGTCTCCTTTTTCTTCCAAAGAAACTGTATATAAATCCATTTTGCTCAATAAACCGTTGACTAGCGTCAATCCACTTCCTAAGCATATGAAAAGAAGTAAAGTAATCATCAATAACCTCCTTGGCCTCATTCTGGCTAAAGTATGTGCCAGAATCTTTTGTAACTTGTTCACTAATTTTTTTCGGCCCTGCACCGTACATGATACCGAAGGTTACAGCTTTGGCAGCCTGTCTTTTATCTTTATACAGCATATCTACATCTTCAACAGGACAGGGTAGTCTAAATACTGTTTTCGCAATACTACTATGAAAGTTACCGCCAGAACGAAATACTTCCATGAGTGCCTCATCCTTTGCTAATATTGCGGCAACATATACTTCTGCAGTAGTTAAATCCATTGCAACTATACGATGTCCTTCTGACGCTTTGATACAGCCTTTTACAATGGGATTGTCCCGAGGCAACTGCTGCATGTTAAGTTTACCGCTAGAGCTAAGACGCCCGCTAGTAGTACCGTGAAGATTGAAACCTGTACGTAGTCGGCTATCTCGATCCAGTTGCGGTATGATTTTGTCCAAATAAGTATTTTTAATTTTGGATTTTTGTCGTATGTCCAAGATGAGTTGGGGAACTTCGGATTGCTCTGAAAGCCGCTCAAGGACTTCTGCATCGGTTGAGTGCGCGCCTGTACCTGTTTTCTTTCCAGTAGGATTAAGACCGATGTAATCAAAAAGTAAGCTACGGAGCTGTACTGTACTATTGGGATTAAAATCTTTTCCATTTATTTTCTCGAATTCTGCAATCTTTGGGTTCTCATATAGTGTTGCAATGGCTTTATCAATATCATCTTGCATAAGTTCTTGTGAAATTTGTAATCTTCTTTTATTGAATGGTACACCATTGTCCTGTGTATCCGTTAGAAACCGGCAACCTGGGATCAAAATATGATCATAAACCCATGCTAACTTCTTATTCTGTTTGATTTTTACAAACTTTTCATAAAGTAAAAACGTACACAATGCATCCATTGCTGCGTATGTTTTCATTACTTCAAAAGGAATAGAACTCCATTGAAAATCATTTTTCAATATTCCATGTTCTTTCCTGTACTGATCCATCCAATCATACATTGGCTTTTCATAATCACCATACGGTGTAAACTTTATAGATAACTGCTTTAAACCATGCCCTCCTGGGTTCTCGTCTATGAGATAGTGGAGCAACATTGTATCTTCAAATCTTGGAAACTCAAAATTAAAATGGTATTCAAAGAACGCCATATCAAACTTTGCATTATGAAATACTACTATCTTATTCTTAAATAGTTTCCTAAGTAACTCTTCTGTAGTTTCATCGAATACTTCTGTATTAATATATGCGCCTGTCTTTCCATCATAGCAAAGAGATATGCCAAGCATATATCCGTCACGAGGATACAACCCCGTTGTTTCTGAGTCAAGAGATATATACTCACCTTCATGGTCTATAGCTGCTTGTATAAATGTATTACATTCTTCTGTATCGTCAATTCCGAAAGCAATAGACTCATCAATTATAACTTCTTCTATCTCACCATTTATATACTTTATAATATTTTCTTTTGAATCATCCCAAGTCTTTCTTGCTTCTGGTTTAAATGTAAGCATTGCTGGATTGATAACTGGTAAAAACTTTTCTTCTACTTTTTTACCTGAGTATTCTGTAACTGAATTAATTTTAGTATAGTACTTTAACGCATCACTACCTACTAGTACAATCCAGTCATATAAACTTATATCGAGATCAATATCACAATCTCGTTTTAATACTTTTTTAATTTTAGGATCAGAACATAGTTGATACTGATCAAAGTCAAACGCACCTTCGAACTCACGTCTGAAGTCAGTTCTACTTGGTTTAGTTTCTACTAAGGCAACTTTAGCCATATAACTTCCTCATTAATTTGTCAACTGAAGTTTGAGTTAGTGCACCCGGATCGGTATCCTTTAAATGGATGTTTCGGGCTACGAGACCAACTTTCTCACACATACTCACTATTTTCTCTGCTGCTTTCTGTCCGGCATCATCGCCATCAAAGAAAACGTCTACGTACTCGGCACCTTGAACTTTAAGCATGGCGAGTTTTGGTTCACTAAAATTGTTTGTTCCAAAGCAACATACTGCATTGGTGATACCTTTATCATGTAGATTTAACATATCAAACATGCCTTCCACAAGTATAACAGAATTGTTTATAAACTCTACTATAGGAAAGAAGGGTAGTTTAGCACCTGGTGGGCTAAACTTATACTTTGGTAATCCATTTGTTGTATGTCTACCTTGAAACGCAACAATCTTACCAGAAATGTCACGAATTGGAAAGTTTATTCTACCTACATAATTATTATCTTGATGTTGAAAAGCCTCAAACTTTTTATAAGTTTGGGGTTTAATATCTCTCCAATTTCCAACATATGGTAAAGCATGTTGAGGAAAGGACAAACCAACACTTTCTGCACGTTTTTCTGTTAGTTTCTTCTTAAAAAGGTCACGCCTTAATTGTAGCTGGTTTGCCCTTTCCCCGAAAAGATTATATATACTTCCTTTAAATCCACATGAAAAACATTGATATACTCCAGTAATCTGATCTATCTTCATACTAGGATTTCTATCTTCATGGTCAGGATTTAGACATCGTACTACGAAATCTTTTCCCTTCGGAATATAGTGTATTTGTTTACTACTTAATAAAGACTCAACGTCCATAATCTACCAACGGCTGGTTTTGATTAACCATCTTAGGCAGACAATACGCTGTAACTTTATATTGTTTATGCTCTATGCGATCAGCAAAATAATTGCACGCATTTATACTTGCAAAGTACATGTTTTGAGTACTTTGCTCTTCACCATCTACTATTACCATTAGTAAAAATACTAATATTCTCATTTTCCAATATCTTTTATATTGTCTCTACTAATTACTTGATAAGCTCCTTTGTTATATGCAGGAGCAAGTGTATACTTTTTAGACTCTTCTTTTTTGTACTCTGCAACTCCAACCTCTCTATACGGAGTTAGAGGTGCAGATTTATATTCTGTTGTCTCTCTGCGATAGGGAGTGCTAGGCACATAAACACTTTCGCGTAAAATCTTTTTTGTTCTTGGAAGAGGTTTTCTTTTTCTTCCACTATAGGTGTAATTCATGCTTCCTTGAATAATCGGCATAGAGCCTCCTGAAAATATGAATATATATTATACTACAATTTGAAGTTGATGTCAAGAACTATTTTTATATGTCGTCTATATCTTCGCCAGTCTTCTGGTCATTATCCTCTCTTTCCTTGGGTGATAAGGCGGTGTCCGGCCCTATCTTCATAGTCTCCCAATCCATGGTGGAGGTAAACGAACGCATAGAAGCAGAGCGCATTTTGACACAGTTAAATGTCATACAGGCATCTTCCTGATCCCAGGTCTCTAAGCTATATGCGGCATCAGCCGCGTCTAGTATGCCCTTAGCGAAACGCGCTTCGCCACTAGCGTCCGTTTGGTATGGCGAGAATACTGGGGTTTCGTATTCTTGTGCCATGCTTTTTAGTGCCTTACTAACTTCTATCTGTTCCGTCCAGTCATACTGCCCTCCCCGAGAGGGCTGTTTAGAACGTTTTACTTGATTGATGTAGTCTACGATAATTACGCCAACATTCATCTTACTTTTTACTTTTTTATCAAGCTCAGACCGTATCTTAGAGATAGTCAAAGAAGCATCATAAACTACATCAAGCTGCTGAGTTGGGAGAAGCTCGCAACTTGTTTTTAATTTATCATGGAATTTCTCAAAGTCTCGATGTTCTCGATACTCTGCTAATCTTTCTTGACTGTCTGTGTATCTTCCAGCCCACCATTTGGCTACTGCTTCCCATTCAGTTACACTGAGGTTCTTTGTACGGAGCCTAGAGAAGGGTACGCCGGTAGCAACAGAACAACACCGTTGTAGAATTGATCTACTGTCCATTTCTATTGTGAAATAAATGGCTGATTTGCCGGAAGAATATACGCTATTAGCAATATTGACACACGTGATGGATTTACCTGCCCCTCTTCGACCACCGACAAGTATCAAATCTCGGGGGGAGAATGATATTTCGTGATCGTACTCTTTATTGAGTCCGAGGGGTAGGTATTTCGCTAAGTCCTCATCTGGTTCGAACAGGGGAATACGTTGCATACTATCCTGAGGTTGTTCTAATTCAACCTTTTCTTCGACATCCATCACTATTTGGTGTAGATGAGTAACTGATTCTTCTGCATCCATAAAGGATACAGAATTGTCAACATAATCTTCGAGCTGATTTAGAATTTCCTTTTGGGTAAATTCATTCTTCAAATACTGTAAAAGCATAAATGCATCAGCATCTACTTCTACATTCTCTACTGCATAAAGAAGCTCTTTTGTAGCAGTATCTCGAAGCTCATATTTTAAGTCTTCCATCGTAGGCATCTTGTGAAACTTCTCACAATGTTTATCTACTTCTGTAAATAATCTGTGGTACTCAGAAGGCAAGTAGTGCTTACGCACTTGTGTCCAAGTCTCAAAGTCTTGTGTCACTAAAACTTGCTTTATAAAAGCACTTGAAATGTTCAACTAGATCCCCCGATGATAAAAAATATAGCCACAGTACCCCTACTATGGCTATACCGAAATACTACTTAAGAAGCAGCTTTTTCTTTCTTTGCAGCACCATCATAGTCTGCGGCTGTCAAACCACGACGGGTTAGCATAGTCTTGACGCCACGAGCAGTCTTGCCGATTTGGTCGGCAATGGCTTCGACTGTCATCCCAGAAACATCTCCGAGGTCAGCCAAAGGATCGTCCTTCGCTGCTCCTTTCGTGTGCTCCTGCTTGGGGATGGCGGCAATTTCTCCAGCGCGTAGTAAGCTAAGAGCCTTGCCCCTAACACTATTTACTGAACGATCCAATTTGTCAGCTATCGCTTCAACAAATGCTCCATCAGCTACCATGGTGATAAAGGTATTCTCTTCATCAACAGAATAGGTACGAGGAGTCTCTACCTTTGGAGCTGGCTTGACATGGTCAGTCAGTTCCATAGAGAGGATTTTACCTTGGATAGACTTAGCAGTAAATGCTCCGCCTTCAAAGTGAGACGCTATTTCAGCGTATGTATACTCACCACTATTGTCGTTAACAAAAGCAGAAAGTGTAGCTTCTTGAGCCTCAGAGAAAGCTCTGGTGCTCTTAGCCGAAGCTAATTCTACATCGTATCCCATCTTACGCAATTTGCTAGATACGGATCGAGTAGAAGTTTCAAGAGTCTCTGCAGCTTGTGCTACAGTATCTTGAGAAATAGGGGCTTCATCCCCTACAAAGTTGGTGAGCTCTTCTGTGCGCTCATCAGTCCACTTAGGCAATGTTGCCATATTTCAATCTCCTAAAAATTCTGATAGGTTGGTTACTATCGTTATGCCAGACTCTCTGGCTTTCTTTGTTTTTGCGGATTCTATTCCGCTCTCATTCACTAGAATATCTACATTACGAGTTAAGTTTGGATTAACGTGGTATCCTTTTGCTACTAATGCAGCAGTTGCTTCTGCTTTCGTTTTAAAACTAGACAGTTTACCACTTATACATACAATCTCTGTACCAACTTTAATTCGTGCTACCTTTTCAAATTTAAAATCAAAAGGCAGATGATATAGATTCTCACAAAACTCTGTTTCATACCAGAGCATTAAATTTTCCCTTGCTGTCGGTCCAAGACCGGCTTCTATACACTTGTCTTCGGTAAGTTCATAAATACTATTAATAACTTTAGACAATTTGTCAGTTGCTGTCTTTCCTATCAAAGGAATACTAAATGATGGTAATACCATATTCAGAGGCATAGCTTTAGACAAGTCAATTTGTCCCATTAAACTTTTTGCCAGTTTTTCGGATTTAAGAGCATGAGAGATCCATTCCTCATCGAGACAATAAACCTCATGTAAATTTCCTAAATCCAACTTCTCAATAGTTTTCGGCCCGAGACCTTTTATCTTGAGTGTCTTGGCAAAGTGTTCAATTTTTTTACTCACTTGTGCACTACAAGATTTATTCCGGCAGTACAACATATCGACTTCCCAGACAAGCGGATACCCGCAAGTGTGACAAACCTCTGGAGCTTTTATTGCTTGCATTGCTTTCCTCTAAAATTGAAAAACTATTATCTCAAAATTTATGATAAAAGTCAAGAATTATTTTTCCTCAACTCGTCGGACAATACGAGGGATAATTTCACCACTTCGTATGACCTCTACCATACACCCGATTTCTAAATTCAAACCTCGTATATATTCCATGTTGTGCAAGGTTGCTCTCGAAACAGTTGCATCACCTATCACTACAGGTTCTAGAACAGCTACTGGTGTAACTACACCTGATTTTCCGGTCTGCCATACAACATCAAGTAGTTCAGTTACTACTCCCTCTTGTATTTGTTTCAGAGCGAAAGAACCTTTTGGATGATGAGAAGTTTCTCCCATCTTATAGTAGTCTCGATAGTTGTCTATTCTAAAAACTTTTCCGTCCTCAGGATAGTCAAACATCATATCTGTCCATACAGTTTTGAAACCATTGCTCTGCAGACACTTCATTTCCTGTGTCCAGTTTTGGCACGTATTTTTTTGCGCATCGTAAGCTATAAAAGCTAAACTGCCTTCTTCTTTTCGATCACGAAACTCAATAACATCTTTTAGATTTAACGCACCCGCCGCAAAGTTTCTTGCATTTGGAATATGTTTCTTTGCTACTACTTCACCAGTTACTTGAAGCATTTCTTTACGTTTTATTTGCATCGGGGCTAGATATAACATTCTGTCTGAGATATCTAATCCTTCTTTTCCGTCTCCACGAGTAAGACATTGCACTAACTTTCCTTCTACATAAGTCAAAGCCACAGCAACGCCGTCCAGCTTTACCGTAGTAACAAGACTACTTACATTATCAATAGGAGGTTTGGTAACATCAAAACACTTTTGAAGAGACTTCATAGGGTACAAATGCTTAATACCTCGTCGAATCTTATGTCCAACTCTAGTATAGTTATACTCTTCTACTAAGCGATCAAACTCTGTATCACTTATAATAGGAGCACCCGTGTAATACAAGTCACTAGCTTTATCTAGTAACTGCTCTACGGCTAACTGTGATTTTTGCATGTTGGTTTCCCTAATTTTCAAATAATATTATAACAAGAAATAGCTATAAAGTCAAGAAAAATTTTCAGGAATCGTGTTCATATACTCGATCTATTAAGTCCCCGAAGTGCTCTTCGATAAGTTCTTTAGATTCTGCTAGAGATATTATTTCTATTAAGGCACGAAACAATTCTCTGGAGTTGTTAAAATCGATTGGCATGCTAACCCCGTCTCTGGTAGGTAACCATTCTTCATTAAAATCCATATAATACTTACGTAAGCTAAGATACTCAACACTCCTAAAAGTATTGACAGTAACTCGTACTTGGGTTTGTTTTTCTTCGTCATAATGTATTACATGCTCATAGACAGCTGGTGCTTCATGAAGTTCCATGTTAGTCTCCGTTCTTTAAAACTGAGGCTAACGGGACAACACTCGTAATATTCTTAGGTTTTAAAAGACGATAAGAATCTGTGTCCCAGCAGAAAAGCAATAAGGTCTCTTCTGATTCTTTTGCACGATTCTTCTTGTCTTGAATATATTGAGTACTAAAGTCTAAGGTACAAACATTATACTTTAGCTTTTTTGAATTCTCACTACGATACGTAATGACAGCATCGCCATACTCTGTTACAAGAGATGCTAGGTCTTCCTTTTTCATGAAACTCCTTAGATTAGGTAGGTAAAATCTTTTACTGCTCTAATTTCAAGGTTGTTTCTTTAGATACTAAAAAACAGCGGGAAGATGGGCTTCCCGCTGCCGGTCGGAAACTGAGGCTAGCTCAGCAGTCCTGTAAAATAAACAGCCGCCTTACCCGTCAGTTTAGAAATGATTTCTTCATCTACTTCTTTCCCTGCGTCTGTGATAGCTGCGATCAAAGTTTCTTGAGCTGCTGCTTTTGAAACTCTGGTGCTACTTGAACCGCCAGTTTTGGCTGATCCAGTTGCTGGGGTTTTCTTTACATAAACTCCAGCTTTAGTTAGAATCATGCGAACTCCATTCGGACTCTCACTCATCTCGTCTGCTATAGCCTTTACTATCTCCATAGATGTTTCAGGAGTAGGGCTTTCTGCTTCGTACATTTCTACGGCTTGCGCCTTTCTTTCATCATCCCACGCCACTTTACGTTTCCTCTTACTAAGTTGCTGAAAATAAAATCGGTCGCCCATGTCGGTTCCCTCATTTTTGAATTTATATTATATCAACAAATGACATATATGTCAAGAAATTTTTTTCATATCCTACCAAGGTCAATACCGTATTGTTTAAGATGAGTTAACCTAGCTAAATCATAAGCTACCGCGCTCGCAAAGAAGCCATTGCGCTGACCCTCTAAATCAATCCAATGACCCGATGAATCATCTATTAGTTCTCTCATTATCCAAATACTATAACACTTTGCGCCATACTTCTTTTCATAGTCTATTTCTTGTAGACCCGGCATTTTACGAGTATGCTCTAAAGTGTATTCGAACTGTACTGTTGCGGCACAATGATGCTCTGCTGACCATACGATCTCACCGTTTTCAAACTCATCACTCATGCACTCATCTGGGAACATACCTATCTCATTCTTAGATTCAAGTGTCCCAGGACGATACGGAACGCCTATGCGCTCTATAATAGATTTTATGAATCCTGCGGAACGATACAGGGATTTTGCAATTTGTACTACAGAATCTCCTTGTAGGTATGACGTGATAGCATCTGCAATCTCTGCTTGAGTGGCAGACTTTCCACGGTTTTGACTAATTCTTTTTGCTCGAAACGCAAGGGTATCTTCGTAATCTTCTATTATTTTTGTAAGTCTCGTAGTATTATACGAGATATTCAATATTCCACAAGCGTCTTTTTTCGTGATAGGAGTCGACTGATTCAACAGATCTATCACTTTCTGTATGTTCTCGGGAGTCAACTTCTCGTTGTCCCTTTTTCTCACTCTGCCCAATTAATTCATCCTCTAGTTTAAACATTAAACAACAAATTGCGTGTGCGAGGTGTGATAACCCCGTTTCTTCATCTAACTCTTCGCCATCTATATGGGCAAAGATGTGCCTCAAAGCAGCACTACTGTAGCGGTTTTGTAGGTCGTCTACTTTTCTCCAGTTATGAGCATCGTATTTCTTTGCTCCAAATGTAAGTACTTTTCCTACTTCAGTTATAGACTTGGGTGGTAATAGATAAAGCTGAGGTTTCTCACCATCATATTTCCTACCCTCGCTCACTTGTTAACTCCGCTATGCGTTGAAACGCTTTATACTTTGCGGCTTGCTCCTCTCTTACTGCATTTTCTAAATATTCAATATGTTCCTGCATACGTTTTATTACTAACGTAATTCTACTTACAGGATCTCTATGAGGAACAACTGTAAAGTCGTCCGGTATTGAATAATTTTTTAAACTCATATCATCATCCACTATCATATTTCCTCCGGTATATATTCTGTACATTCACGGCATCTTCCATCTGGAGCTAACCAGCTAACAAACTCTGAGCATGCATAACAAATATAGTTTACAGGCTCTCCAGACGTACCATCAATCTCTCTGCTCTCTTCCTTACTTGTCTGTACCATAATGAGTCTCTTCCTTCAACTGCTGCACTTTTCCAGTCTTTTCGCATAACTGCCTTATTGAAGTTCTTGAACTTCGATAGGCGCGGCCTACCCAAGTTAAACATCATATTTATAAGTATTTCTTTTACTTCTTGTGGAAAATCTTTGAACCAGGGTTGATATAAAATTTTACATTCATCACTGGCAATCTGTAAGTCTTGTTTTAAATAATTGTCACATGCGGACTCACTAATAGATGTTCCATTTGGTAAACCGTGCTCTGGGTCACTTTCTAATATTAGGTGACCTACTCCACAAGTAGCATAACCTAGATGATCTTGATAAACACCTAGAATTACTCCTTCGTCATACTTGATTTGTTTTATTAAACTTTCCGTTATCATTACTATACTCCTAGTATTTCTTTACAAGATCCCAATTCATCGGTTCTGCTGATTTGATTTCAATAATTTGGTCATTATCATCTTTAAACTTAATGATATGAGGTTTAAGAGTATAAACTCTTCCGGCTTTATACTTCTTTGGAGTACGAGTATAAGTCTCACGACCACGTTCATCTACTGTTTTATTATCTACAAAATAAATAGTTAAATGATACTCTTCATACCATATTCGTTTCCACCAATAAACTAGCCAGTTATCTTTTACTGCATGTTCAAATTCTTCAGTCATTTTGCAACTCTTCGTTTTTATCTAACCACTCTTCAGCTTCATCGCCTACATCAGTTGCTTCTCTATAGTACAGGATAATTTCTTTCTGCTGTCTTATAAATCTACGCATCTCTTGTAGATTGTAAGCCATACTCTCATATCCCTGCGGTAATAGACCAAACAATACAAAGTCTCCGCCTAATATTTCTTCTATCTTTACTACTGATTCGTCCCAATTATCTTTGTTTATAACAAACCATTGGACATCTTCCATCATGATCTCTTCAGGTAGAGGAGGCTGGTATATCTCCATCCTTACTTCTTCTGTGATAACCTTTACAGGATCAGGTGGTGAAAAATCTACTTTAGGTAAACTGCCACATCCGCTAATTAGTAACGTAAGGCAACTCATCGCTAGGATCGTCTGCTTCATCTAATTCCCTACTATCTTCTTCAACTTGGCGAAATACTCTACTAGTCGCCTTTGTCATCTTTTTCTCTAAAATTTCTGGTTCAGAGCGTCCGAGTTTTGTAAGATCATGTTTCTTAAAAATCTTCATGTACTGTTGCTTTTCAGATTCTAACTTATTTGCTTTCTTAGTTAGTGCTGAGAACGCTTCAGCTTGTTTCTTCATCTGTGTTTCTAAATTACGAATGGTCTTTTCATTCGTTTGAGCAGCAGTCTGTAGTGCTACATTTTGTTGCGTTGCTGCAGCTATCTCCGTCTGCTGTTGATTAATTCTGTTGTCTTTCTCATTTATTACTATCTTATGGTATCCAAATCCCGCTCCACCTATAATTAAAAGAAGCGGTAACATTTTTATCATTCCAAACATAATAAGTCCAAAAAAGCGGGCTTTCGCCCGCAGCTGTCAAGTAATTGGGATATTCTTTGGTAGATCCTCTTCTGGAGTTATATCCTCCAAATCTACACAAAGAAGCCCACGTTCCATGTATGCCTTAGTTACTTGCACGTTATCAGCAACATGAAACACTTTGGTAAAGCACTTACCACTTAAGCCTTTGTAAAGGAACTGTTCGTTTATATCCTCTACTTGCTTTTCTTTACCAGTTATCTTGAGGTTGTTTTGTTCAAGACTAATATCTATATCCCCTTTGTCCCAACCAGGAACGGCGACTTCTACTCTGTATCCTGTATCTCCGATCTTTACTACATTATATCGAGGATAGTTCCCATCCAAAGTACTTGCGAAGAAGTCAGGGTTAAATCTATCGTATCCTAAGTAAAACTTAGGGAAGTCCGATAGGGTTAATTTAGCCACTGTTTTCATATTCATTGCCGATTCTCCTAAGATTTTGCGTATCTTGTGGTTAAAGACACTATCCCTTCCTCGGCTTTTGGAAAAGCACAGGTTGCAACTATTTTAGCGCTATCTACAGGCACTGCTGTAGCTATCACTGTTATGTTGCCCCGAAAAATATCTATCTTCTTTAATCGGGTTAGTGTTGATTTTCCAAATTGATCTTGTATAGCTGCTTGGCATATACCATAAGCAGCTGTCTTACTTAGTGCTTGCGTGGGTGTAACAAGCCCTGTAAACATCAGCATAAGTACTGCTGAAATCATTCCTATCTTTTTCATTCTCTTTTCTCCGATCGTCCATTCCGGTACGATATTGAGGCCTAACGGTCCTCGGTTTATTATTGGCATTTTGCCTATTGTTAGCCCTCAAGACCCTCTCTGTCTTACTAACAGGAGAAAGTAAAGGAGACTTTATTGATCTATAGTATAATACTTGCATTCTCTTTTTCCAAAAACTTTCGCACATGTTCGTACGCGTCTAGCGCTGTACTTCCATATGCTACGTGTTGGTTATTTACTGTTGCTAAATATTTATATTCTATCATGCTACCTTTTCTATCTACTACTTGTGTGATCTGAACTTCATAATTGTTCGTCATCGACTTCTAGGATTCCTTGATCTATTAGATACTGGACTGTTCCTTCGATTCCGTCTCTTCGCCCTAATCGCCAACTGTGTATACCACAGCCTATAAGGCAGAATATAAATACTACTATTGCTGTTTCCAAGAGTTCCTCCGGTTCAATCAGGTGGTTGTTACATTAATTTCAGATTATATTATATCAACAAATAACTGAAAAGTCAAGAAATTTTTTTAGAATGTCATTAGAAAAATAATTCTTGACAAGACCCCTTTTCTTTGGTATAATAGATGCTATGAGAAGTTATACTAAACGACCGTGGAG